CTGTATTAAATCGCATTTGGCCTTCTAACGGGGCAACCGGTGTTGTTGCCATAGTACCTGTTGGTAAGCCGACACTATCAACCTGATTTTGTACAAACAGCGCGTTTTTAACTAATCTACCCATTACAACGGATACGCACTAATTGTCGCCGATACCGATGCCGGTGCTGATGCCGTAACATATAATTTATCTTGGTCGCTAGTTAGTAATTTTTCCATATCCATTATATATGTTTCTTCTTTTACAAGTACAATGTTTTTGTATATAATAGTATCATTGCTAACTACACTACCGGCTGGAACAGCATGCATATCTATCGATACGGTATTTGATGTATAATTACACAAATACACTGTTGTAATTGCATGCGGACCAGGTGAATTAAATATCACTGTTGGTGTTGTTGTTACTGGGGTATTCTGTATCATTGTATTTCCTTAAAATATTAGCGCAAAAACTAATGCTTGTGCTTTACTTATTAGCTCGCCTGTTCCGCCTGAAGAATTTGCGTATGATAACCCTGAATCAAATCCAGATGCTCCGCTATTAAATAGAGATACACTCCCTGGTACAGTTGGGTATGCCGACGGGTATGTCGGAGGCAACGTAAGCGGGTTATCAAGCTTAATTTCGTTTGTGCTGCTATATATTGATTTATTATTTGCGTCTAAATTTCCACCAAGTTCCGGAGTCAAATCGTCTACTACTGCGGTAAGACCTATTCCGCCTGATGAATTATTAACAATATAATTGTTATTTACGCCATCAAATAATATCCAAGATTGTAATAGTTCGTCCCAATACATAGACGGGGTAAAATTGCCGTTACCGCGGTCTACTTCAATACCTGCGCTTGCTAATGCTACACCGCTATCAACTGTGCCTTTTGCAAGAGTAATTATATTATCTGTTATTGTTAGTTCAACCGAGTTTACTGTAGTTGTAACACCGTCGACTGTTAGGTCCCCTTGAATATATACGTTACTATGCAGTTGCGTAGTCCCGTAAATTTCTGTATGATCCGATTTAAAATTAATAGTTGTAACATCACCTGTTTGTAAAGGTACTGCTTCTAATAAATAATCGCCGGTTATTCGTTGACCTGATGCCATTTGTAAGTTAAACTCCGTTAATATGTTGTATTTAGCAATCCCTGTTTCCAGGGATTAACTATGCTTAATTTTAGATGCCTGGATTATCTTCGTCAACTTGGGCCATGCCATCATTTGTTACATTAATATCGCTAACAGTAAACGGAATATTATATGCGCCGTCTACTTGCACTGTACGATTATTAAACTTGGTTGCATTCTTAACTGTACCATTATCTAGTTGTAATAATACAATAAATTCGCCTTCTAATAGCGTACCTTGTGGTTTATTTACTAGTGTTAACGTTTCTGTAAGGGTGCCGTTTGTAACAATATATTTACGTGATCCTTTTTGTCTTACTAAAGAACCGGTTACTTGTGATTCTATATTACCTGTAAAACGATATGACGATACTTGAATTTTACCAGAGCCTGTACCGACTAAGCTATTTCCAAAGAATCGCTTGTTTATTGGTCTTGCCATTTTGTTTATCTCCTATTAATTGTTCTCCAATCTACGCGGATGGTACCGCATAAGTTCGCTCGAACAATAGTATTTATTTTTCTTTTACCATTACCGTATATAAATATATACATGCTAATAGCAACCAATAAACCAATAAAAGTAATAGGCTTTAAAGATTCAGCAATGACTAGTGAAGTGTTTCACTGTATTATAGAAGAATGGGAAGGTGATATTAGTATTATTAGCCCCGATGATTTTATTCTGCTGCCTGATAAAAATAAATACCAATATATCGTGGCATTTACGTTAGATACAAAGATGAGATTAGAAATAATACACATTCTAGATACTAATAATTACGATTGTGTTACATCAGTTCACCCTACCACACTACTTGCATCATCTAAACGCGATGCAAGTCTAGCCCCTAAAATAGGGAGGGGTACTTGTATTGCATTTAACAATTCATTTTACTATAATTCAGAAGTAGGCGAACATTGCTTAATAGAGGCTAACTGCACAATTTCGCACTCAACAGTTATCGGTAATAACACAATCATTCACTCCGGTACAATGATTGCCGGGAAAACTACAATAGGAAATAACTGCACTTTTAATTTTAGGTCAACCGCATTAAATGCGCTTTCTATCTGCGATAATGTAATAGTAGGTGGGGCATCAACTGTCACAAAAAATATTACACAATCAGGAATATATGTAGGTTCTGTTGCACGACGAGTAGGTGATTATAATCCATACGCAGAATATAACAATGCATAAAATATGGCCACTTGGAGAAGTACCGGTTGAACTACAGCGGCCTGAACTAAACCTACTAAAGGCGGCTGGATATACATGGAATGACCCGTACGATATTGTTAATATTTTTGAAGAAAAGGTAGCTGCATTTGCAGGTAGTAAATATGCAGTGGCAATCGATTGTTGCTCACATGGCATATTTCTTGCGCTAAAATATCTACAAGCTGACCAACAGGTTACTATCCCGGCATGTACTTACGTTTCTGTACCTATGCAGATTAAGCATGCCGGATGCAAGGTTGCGTTTGAAGATATTGCATGGAGCGGTGTATATCAGTTAAAACCATATCCTATATGGGACGGTGCAACGCGATGGCAAGAAGATATGTACACAAGCGGTATGATGATATTGTCTTTTCAGATTAAAAAGCGTATTCCCATTGGACGCGGAGGTATGATCTTAACAGACGATAAAGATGCATATAATTGGCTTAAAAAGGCTAGGCATGACGGACGTGATATGTCAGTGTACTATGTTAACGATGATTTCGAATTTAACGGATGGCACTATTATATGACACCCGAAGATGCCGCACGTGGTATTTTACTTATGGATCATCTTCCAAAGAATTGTAACGATTCGCACACTAATAAAAATTATGTCAATCTTACCAGCCGGGCTATTTTCAAAGACAATTGATATCTCAGCTCATATAGGATACTACTATATTGTAGATCCAATTGAGCTATGTCACAAAATAATTACAGGTATGGCAGAAATGAATTCTGTGTACCTGTATACGTACGAATGTCGTAGCATATATACCCACGGTCTTATCGATCTACTCGACAGATTATGTGCATTGCACCACTGGAATAAATCAGATATTTATATATGCACAGGCACAACTATCGATACACACCCTGAATACCCCGTTTCACACTTATTAATTCGTAATTTAACCACAATAGATCCCTCGTTAATAACGCCACAAGAGTGGAACAGAAAATATAAGTATGGTATGTTTATAGGGCGTGCTTCAGCAACAAGGATGTATGCATCTATGAAGCATCACCGATTTGCACATAATGCATCGGGTCTTACTAGCTTTAATCATAATATCCGCAACGTTCTAGATAACAACGATGCAATAACTTACCTTGGTTACTCTGGACAAACAGTAGACGAAATGTATGATACAATATCATCGTATAGTGATATCGATGATCAATTTTTAAATACAAGCACTGGTGTATCATACCCGCAAAATATCGTAAACGAAAATGTATGGGACAATGTATATGCAAATATTCCAATTGAAATTATCTGTGAAACATTAACCGACGAAGGTGATTTTCAGATGTCGGAAAAATTAATAAGGCCAATTTTATATAAGCGGCCGTTTTTACTTATTAGTGCCCCGGGCTCATTTGCATTCTTAAATAATCTTATAGGTATTCGATTTTTCGAAGGGGTTATACCAACATATTATGACGAATTTTCGCACCAGTACAGGGTAGACCAGGTATTTAATATCTTAAACGATTTAATCGAATCCGGAGATATCAACTATATCATCGAAAACTGCAAAGAAGATATTGATCATAATTATAATATGCTAGTAGAACATTTTAAGTTTAACCAACAGTGGATTAAGTAGTATCATTTTATAGCCACAAAAAAGCCCTAATTAAAGGGCTTTTTCTATACTACGTTTTTAACTTTTCTATTAAGAGAAAGTTAAGTTTGCAACGCTGATTTCACCTAAGTAATCACCTGCGTTACCTAATGAACTTGCTGTGTTAGAAAGTTCTAAGTAGCCGTATCGTGTCATAAATGATACAGTTGGTTCGAATGTAGCTGGATCTAAGATTACACCGCTTGACATTAAAGGAATGTATGGGCAGTAAAATGCAGGAGCATCAGCTTCTGATGAACCTTTATAACCAACTAATACAGGTGTTGCATCACTTGCATAGCTATCAACATAAATTTTCATGCCGCCATTTAATGTACCAACGAATTTAGTATTTGTCGGTGCTTCAAATGTACCTTCAGTTGTACGTGCAAATGCTGAAGTTGTAGCTGATTGTAAAATTGTAAGTGCAGTCGACGAAACAACAGCCCAGTTACCAGCACCACGACGTGTACGTTGTGCAATTTTGTTAGCAACCCGGTTAACAAGAACAGCAAGTGCTGCATGCTCGTCACCGACAAAAGTAGCTGTACCAGATACTGCTGCCTGATCGTAGTTTTCTTCTGTTGCAGCTAATGAACGTAGAGATCCAAGGATCTCTTGATCAATTTCAGCTGTAATTTCTTGTGCTAAAGCAGCCATAATTTCTGCTTCGACATCAATGCCGTGCATTGATTGAGCATCTTGTGCAGATTCAAACGTCCAACGCGCAGATAATTTGCGTGTTTTTGCTTCAACTGCTTGTTTCAAGATTTGCACAGAGATCTTACGACCGCCTTGTCCTTCTAATGCTGCTGTTGCAGATGCTTTACCTGTTGCTAAGTTACCTGAGTAAGCTGTTGCAATTTTGAAAGGACTTAATGCTTCGTCGCCAGCTGTTGTGCTAGTATCAAACGGTGCGCCAGCTGTAGCTGCTGCATTTTCTGCGTAACGTACACGCAATGTATGAATTTGGCCTACTGGACCTGTCATTGGCTGTACACCAATTAATTCATTTGCAATAACTGTTGGCATTACACGTCTGATAACCGGTAATACAACGCGGTTAAGAGTTGCAACGTTACCTGCTGCTGTAGCACCTGCTGTTGCAGATTCTTTTAAGTATGAGCGTGTATTTTCTAATACTACGGCCATGTTTGAACGTTTTGAACCTTGTAAACCTTCTAGGAGGGCTTCTCTAGTTTCGTCCCAACGTCCTTCTAATAATACTTGTGACATTTTTTATTCTCCTGTTTAAAAACTTTCGTTTATTTTTAAAGCCCTGCCAAACGTTTAAGGTCAATAACATTACTGTTATCTTCTTCAAGTGCTTGCGGCTTAACATTTTTATCCCCAGTTAATACTTTGCGTGTTTCTGTTAAAGCTTGTGCACGTTTCGGTGCTTCTTTGCCAGATTGTGCAAGTACTGTTGGTAGATATTTATTAAATGCAGCTTGTAATTTAACTGTAGCCACACCTTCTAGTAAATCACGCATTACAACTTGCTTAGCTTTATTAAGCGGGGCAAGTAAATCTTCAACCGTTGATTTTCTATTAGTTGATTCTTTAAGTAAGCGTGCATTTTTATCTTTCGTTTCAATAAGTCGTTTTTGTTTACTAACAACTTTTGCTGCTTCTTTTAATTGGCTAGATTTCTTACCAATTAATGCGCGAAGCTTGCGAATTTCTGCATTTTCATTTAAGTGTGTAACACTAAATTCTGATGCAAACGCTTCGAATAATTTACGTCCGAAGTTGTTTTCGCGTGCAATTTTAATATCTTCATGCAATTGAGTTAGCTCGGCATTTAAATGCTTGCTTACAGTTTTGCTCATTTTTTTAGCTGATTCACGTACAAATCTTGTACGTAACTCGTCCAGTTTCTTTTTAGCGTCTGTTACCAAACGTACTTTAGTTTCTACTACTGCACGCTTATCTTTTGAAAACTCAACAAGTTCACGTGATAATGCTTTTAATACAAAACTTTCTAGTTTTGCAACACCTTCTGCGTTTACTTTGCGGTCTTTACGTAACTCGCTAATTTCTTCAGCTAGCTTATTAACCATAAAATCGTTAAACTTCTTGCTAGATTCCGCCATTGAACTGCGGAACTTAACACGATCTTCTGCAAGCTGTGCTTTTTCTGTACGAAACTCTTCAATTTCAACTTCTAATGATTCTGTAACCATGCGATCTAAGGCTTCGACCATAACTGTCTTGTCATGTTCATAACGGTGAGCAAACTCTTCGCGGAGTTCTGCTCTAACTATATCTTTTGTTTCAGCTAACTTAGCTTCCCAAGATTCTTGGATTGCTGTGCGAGTTGATTCGTTGACTAGTTCGCTATCTAATAATGGTTTTAACGCATCTAACATAACTATCTATCTCCTAAATCTTAAGATCTTTGATCAGGCGTTTAACTTCCTCTTCAAGGAATCTTTGTACTTTGTAATCACCACCTTGCTCACGTGCAATTTCTAAAACGTTATGTCCGTGCTTCATATTAAGAAGACCTTCGTAAATTGCTTTAGGATATGCATTTGGTGCGCTTGGTTGTGCTACAATATCTACAGTGACTATTTCAAATTCACTGACGTTTCCAGTTGCTTCGTTAACGTTGCCGCTACCTCTACTAGAAACTCCTAATTTCACTCCGCTTTCTAACATTGCTTTAATAATGTTACCCATTGGAGTTGGTAATAATTTTAGCTTTCCGAAGCCATTAGCACCTTCCATCCACATCTCTGTGATCATATGTGATACACGATCTAAATTAATATTTAAATCGTCTGGATGATCACATTCACCTAATACCGAATACCCTGTTTTTACTTGTTCAACCAATGTAGCAACTGCACTTGCAATTTCATCAACTGGATAAACACGCTGGTTAGCATTTTTAACGCCGCCTTGGATAAAGATGCCTTTCATATAAAGATCTTTACCGTCATTCTTACTTTCAGTAATAATGTTTGCTTGGTCGTATGTTAAATTTTCTTGTAGGTAATGTGACATAACTAATTAAACTTTCTTCATGCTGTCAACTTGCTTCATACGTGGTTTTGTATTTGCATCAGTTAACTTGCCTTCACCTTTAGCGTAAGCGTTTTTTGGTTTTTTAGTTGCTTGTGTGCCATCTGTAGCTGATTCAGAACCGCCAGTTGCAATATTTTTAGCATTTGCAGAATTACCTAATGGGTTTTTCTTAGCAACTGTAGATTGTTTGTTAATGCTTGCATTGCTGCCCGCTTTACCAATTTCTTTGCCTGATTCAATTTTTTGGCCTTCTTCGCCAACTTTTTCAGTGTACTCACGTACAAATGATTCTTCGGTATATTCGTCGTCTTCGTCTTCGTCTGTATCAAATTCAACGTCAGATTCTAAATCGTCCGATGCATCGCCACCGAAGTCGTCGTTGCTTTCAAAATCATCTTCATCATGTTCAGATTCTTCGTCGCCGACAAGTGCTTCAAATTCAGCCATTAAATCATCTAGCTGGTCTTCTAAATCAACAACCCGATCTTCTAATTCTTCTTCGCCTGCTTCTTCATCGTCAAACTCAATTGCATCTTCTTCGCCGAAGTTATCTTCGTCGCTAAAATCGTCATCGTCGTTTGTAAATCCTTCTTCGTCAGCTGCTACATCATCACCGTAGTCTTCAACATCATCTTCGGCCATTAAACTTTCGTATATGCCTCGTGACTTCTCTACTACAATCTGATGAAATAATTCACTAGCTGCGTCATCTTCGTTATTAATAACGAATTCAATCAACTGTTCAAACTTATTCATTTTTTATTCTCCCGGAAAATGTTTTCTACTTTTATTTACAAGATAGCAAATAAACTACCTACTTAACTGCCCTTTTTGACTCTTTTGCTAAGTATTTGTTACAATCCTGGCATTTCACCTTCGCCCGATGGTTGGGCATACTGTGCTTTTACTTTTGCCAGTTTTTGTGTTTTTTCGTATGTGCGGACATCATTCATGCGGCGTAGTTTGTTTATTTGTCGTAATGTTAATTTTGTTTTACGCAAGTCTTTGAGCTTACGGTTGCTTCCGTAATCGTCTGCTAGGTCTTGGTACCCTTCTTCTGCAGCATCAAATAATTCAAATAAGTTCATAGTATTATTTACCTAAACTCCTACATCTGGCATGTCTTGCTCAATATCAGCCGGTACATCTCCTATGTCAGCACCTAATGTATCGTCGATCTCATCATCGAAGCCAGCATCCCCTGCCATATCAATATCGCCCTCGATACCGCTCGGTGTAATCCCTACTGATCGCATATCGCTACCCGATGCGTTGTCTGCTACTGTATCAGATTGTTCTTCTTCCCATAACGTTTCATTTTCAAGCATTTCTTCTTCAGATAAGCCTAGGTAGCGCGACATTAAGAATCGTTTAGACATATACGGAGTTGCTTCTAGACTGCTAAACGAGCTTATACGTGATTGATCAAGCTCTGCTATATGGTAATGAGCAAAATTTTGCGGTTCATTAAACGTCAAATTAAACAGCGAGCTATCAATATTAAGTCCTCGCCAGTTCATGAACATTTTAAATTCGTTATCTAGCTTTTCAACTAAAAGGCGTTGTAATCGCATGCAATACTGATTAAATCTAAACTCTTGTATAAGTGCAGTTCCTACTTTACCGTCATTTAATCCTCTATCGGATTCGTCAGGTCCTGTTGGTAAGTAGCTACTTGGTATACGTAAGCCACGCATCATTTTATTAGTAAAGAAGCGTAAGTCGTCTATCTCGCCTAAGTTTGCACCGCCTGGTAATGTATCAACCGAAGATCCCCTGCCGTCTGCTGTTTGCGGAAAGAAGAAATCTTCGTTAATGCTAATAGGGCTATATGTCGAATCCATCGTAGCTTGGCCGCCTTGTGTACTTGGAATTCTGCGTTGGTGTATCTCGTTTTTAACACGATCAACAAATGCCATTGCCATATGAGATGGCATATTACCAACATCAATCTTAAATACTCTACGTTCCGGAGCTCTTTGCACACGATAAATGATAATCGCATCTTCAAGCAATTCTTTTTGTTTATATACCTTGAATATTGTTTCTAGCACGCTAGTACCAAATGGCCAGTTAACATCAAGGCCTTCTGTTAAGCTCAGATGCACAACATGTTTTGCATCGATTGCTAGTTCGTTTTGTGCATCCTGGAATCTACCTCCTGTTGCATACGGATTAGCCGCACCTTGATATGCTGGTTGGCCACCTCCGCCTGCGGCTGGGCTAGTATTAAATGTATTATCTACTGTAATTTGTGTAGCTGTTAAATTTTGAAAATTTGGATTCATATCAGTAATAACGTACTGCTCAAGGTCTTTACCATTGCTTTCATTTACTATTACTTTTACTAGCTTTGTCATGTCAACCCAGTACATTTCAAATGTCTCTGGGTCACGTATAAATATTTGATCGCCGTACTTAATTGTATTACGGAACATTTTAAATATGCGTTGATTAAGTTTATTTAATTTTACCCACTGTTGCAGTTGTGTTTTTATTACTTCTAGTTCACTATCAGTCGGGTTTTCCATAAACTCAAGATTAAACGGTGTTTTATTTTGATCGTGTTGTTGTGTGGAAAATTCAGCAAGAATATCAAGGGCTGCATTTATTTCCGAATCTTGATCCATTGCTTCGTATTGATTATACCGCTCTATTCGATTCGGGTGACCAGTATACACTTCCGGCAGTCTGCTTTGGTAGTTTTTGTATCCAGGATCTGGGTTAAGACTTTTACCTTTATGTCCCGGAATCGGAGATCGTGTGCCATCTGCATTCGGTGCTATCTTAAAATATTTACGCCATCCAGCCATTAAATTTTATCCTTGTTAATCTTATTGTAACGTGTATTTACCTTAGATTGTTGCCGCGGCTATTTTACTTTGTGCTCTAGCCGATTCTGCTGTACTAGCAGATGTTTTTGACATTTCATTTACCATTGTTTGCATTAAACCTACTTGCGTTGATAAATGCTGTACTGCACCCGATAAATTACCATTCATTTTATCTATGCTGCTTGCAACTGGTGCCAGGTTATCGTTTCCTTTTTTGTTTTCAAATTCTGTTAGCATTGTTTGGTATGCTTCATTAAAATGTGCTGGAAACACGCCATTGTTAACAGGTGTAACCATTTCGTCGCCGTGTAGCATTGCTGGGAATCCGCCTAATGAGCCTTGCATTAATCCGCCTTTTGATGCTTGTATCAGTGCTTGGTTTGCAGTAGCTCTACTTCCAACATCTTTAGCATACTTACTCCCAGCAATTTCTTCTGCCATTTTTTTGTAATCTTTGTTCTTAACTGCTTCAACGAATCTTGGCCAACCTTTATGATTGTTAGTAGTTTTCCACCAACCAGCACCCATATTAAAGGTCATATCGTCTATGGCTTCTTGCGCGCCTTTTTTCAGTCCGCCATAACCCGGCATTAATTTTGCTGCGGCAACATGCGATTTAAAGTCCGATTTAAATAACGAAATAGCTTGCTTTTCTGTTAGACCTTTGCTAAAATCTTCTCCTTTTTTTACTTTGTGCCCATATCCAATAGTGTATTGATCGTTATCTTTATATGGCATGTAAAGACCGTTTACTTTAGGTTTTCCTTCATGCGCCATCGTTACAGCAGCTTCTGCAGATATTCCACTACTGCTAGTACCACCAATGGCACCGTACTCTTTGTGTTTATCTGCTTTTTGTAATTTGAGCATCTCTTCTATAGCTGTTGCCATTCGCTCATTTATTTTTTCAATAGTGTTACGTTTCCACTGTCGTGCTAGCGAGCGGTTTTTTGGCAGCTTCTTAATTGACTGACCTATGTTATATATTGATTCTTTATCTGATGTTATCGAGTCTTTTAGTTCTTG